CCACAACCAGTTGTCCGAAACCGATTGCAACGCCGCTTTCACCTTCGGACTCTGCTCGGAGAGCGGCTTGTCCCAGTCGAGGAGGTCTTCCGGTTCGACATCGAGATCGACGGTGTAGAAGTTGCCGAAGGTTTTTAGCGCCTCGTATAAATCGGGCGATGTGTCGAAATTTTCTGGTTCACGCAGCGCGGCTTGCACCGCTTGGTGCGGATAATCAAAACCCCACCAGTCTTCTCTTTTTAGAACATCAAGCAGCTTGCGTTGGCCATCGCTCAAAGGAAGCTCCGTCAACGCACCCTCTTGCTCATTTACACCATCAAACTCACTAAACACATCTCGGACTTTTCGGATGAAATCTTTTTCTGTAAGACCTTTTCGGTATTGCTCTGCAACCTTCTTATTCCCCGCGAAATACAACCCCCACCCATAAGCCTGCGCTCCCTCGCCTGTGCCGATCTTTTCGGTGGTGAACTTGTCCACCTTGTGCGGCGTGCCGTGGAAGGCTCCGATGCTGTAGTTCGCAGGGCCGGTGATCGTGGCGTTGCTGGCGCGGATGGAGGGAGTATCAGTCGAAACTGCGCTGGTTCGGGAACCGATGGAGAAATCCATGAGCATCTGCCCGCCATCGGTGATGATGTCTTTGCTGACCCTGCTGCTGGCGGTGTCCACACGGGCCTGCTGGTTGAGGCCGACCGAGTCGGCGAGGAAGGATTCAAAGTTGGAGTCCACTTTGCCATCGGCAATGGCGCGTTTGAGCCGGTAGGCGCGGCGGAAGATGTCTTTGACGACGATGGCCATCCGGCGCAGGAATCCCCGGAACCCGGCTGGGACTTGTTCGTCGCGGATGCGTCCGGTCATATAGGCTACGGCGACATCGGAAAACGATTCGATCACACCGGTGTCGGTTTCGGTGCCGAGTTTGCGCCCTTCGATCCGGTCGGACTCAATGAGCGGGATGACTTGGTTGAGTTGCTCGCGCACCCAATCCATAGTGACACGGCCCTCGCCGATGGCGCGTTTGAGATTGTCCTGTGAAAAGTCGCGCATGACTTCCACGCCGGTCGCACCATCTTGGATGCGGATCACGGATTTGAAAATACCCTCGGCAAGCTCACCCTGGTTGCTGGCAAGGACGGGAAAGTTTGCGAGTTCGGCGGGTTCGCTGATGTCATACCCAAATTCCCGGACGGTGGAAAAAAGGTTGTCGAGGTTCTGCTCTGTGGGGTTAGCCTCGTAGTCATCAAAGAGAGTGCGAGGAGCGCCATCGAGGAGGAGTTTCTGGACATCCTCGCCACGGTTGGTGGCTTGTTTGACTTGGTCGATGAATTGCATGGATTCCACGATGCCGGTTGTCGTGCCGGTGATGCGGCTGCGATCCATCATGCGAGTGATGTTGATGAGCGCCATGTCCGCTGCGGCGGGATCGCTGGTGCGGTAGACCGCTTGCCCGTTCTGCTCGATGATGTGGGTTGTCGTGCCGTCCGGCGCTTGCTCCACCCGGCGGGTTGGGAGGTCGGGATTTGCTTGGGTCGCCTGCGCGGCGTCGAGCATCGCGGCCCGCTTACTGATCCCTGCTTGGATATCTTCCGGGCTGCGCTTGTCCCACGCCTCGCGAAACAGGGTGGTGGCTTTGTCGGCGTCTTGCTCGGCGGCGATGTTTTGCGCGGCATCGCCGGTGATGCCGTGCATTTCGAGTTCCTGCACATTCCGCATGAAGACCCCGGAACGATCCAGTTCGCGGATGCCGACTGCGCCTCCGCCGATGAGTCCACCCCACAGCATGGAATAAAAAATCTTGGGTGCCTGCTCCCGGTATTCGCCCCATGCCTTTTCGGAATCAAATTCCGGCATATCCTCGCGCACGGCGGATGCGATCTGGTCTGCAACAACTGGCATCGCCTCCTGTGCCAGCTCGGTGACCGTTTCCGCGCCAACCACTCCAGCATAGCCGAGTCCGAGCCGAGCCGGGAGCGGCACCCGCACATCGGTGAGGCGCTTCATCGCTTGGTTCAAATACGGGAGCTTGCCGAGGAGAAGTCCGCCTTGGAATCGCTCAATGACCGCCTGCGGGCCTGCGATAGCCAGCGAGAGATTGTATGCCGCATCGGCATCCATGTCGGGATACTCGTCGAGCATCCGCAGGTAGTTGGAATTGGCCAGCGCCCCCATGACCGCAGGCAGTCCCACATAGGGAATCATCGCCATGCCGGTGTAGGCGGCGGACTGCGAGAAATCATACGCGCCCTGCACAACGCTGCCGAGGACACCATCCATCTCGGTTTTGATGGGGTCGATGCGACCTTGGGCGAGGTCGCGGATTTCGCGCATGACACGAAGTTCTCCAAGGCGTTCCTTGTTTTTGTCCAACCCGTCCTGCGCCATATCGCGCTGCATCTGGATGCTCTCGGCGGTCTGCATCCTGTCCGGCTCGGCCTGCGGCTTGTCGAGGAGGTCTTGGAAAAACGAAATGTTCTGCCGTGCCTGCCGATCTTCGGCGGTCATGGCGGCATCGTCGTAGATATTCACACCTCCGCGAGCGACCCCCTCGCCGACCTTTTCCCAGAATCCTTTGCCCATCCCCGCGCCATCAGCTTCGGCGGCATAGGAGAGAGTCGCGTAGATGCCATCCCTCTGCTCCGGGGTGAGCTTGGCAAAATCCTTGGCTAGGTTTTCCACATCGGAGCGGTCGGCATCCGGCAGGGATTCCGCATCCTCCGGTCGGGTAAACTTCATCAGCACATCCATCGCCCGCTTGCTCTCTGGGGCGACATCGGCCATGAGCGCCTCGGTGCGGGCGTGGAGCTTCACGGCGGAGTCGAGCATGGCGGTTTCCCACCCGGCAGGCATTGCGCCGAGCTTGTCGGCATGGCGTTGCTTCCACCCGTCGAATGCAAACCACGAATCGACTTCGTCAAATTGCTTTCCTTCCCCGGCGGACTTCAAGACTCCCTGCGCCAAGACGCCCGGCAATTCGCGAAGCGCCTCCTCGCTGGCCTTGCGGGATTCCACCGCACCCTTGAAAAGGTTGAACGCTTCCTTTTCGGACACCCCGGTTTTGCCAAACATCTGGTCGGTCACCTCGTCCCGCTTGGACGGGTAGACGAACATCTGGTCTTCAAATTTGCCGCCGGTCTGGTGGGCGATAAATTGCCGGTTGGCGTATTGGTAGCGGGACTCCTCGTCTAAATCATTAAGCCCCTCGGAAGCCGAATAATTGTCGAAATCGGTAAAGACCCCGGACACTTGATCCCACTCCTGCCGGTGCTGCTTTGCTTTCTTGTCAGTCGCCCACGATTCCAGCGCGGACATTTTGGTCTGGAGATCGTCGCCGGTCGCCGTGTCGATTTCGTTGTAGTAGCGGGACGCTGTTTCGTCGTCGATGAGTTGGAGCATGATTAGCTAGGCATTTCCGGGAGGGGGGTGTCAAAATCGATGCGGCGAACCTCATCCATGATCTGTTTCTTGGTCGCCTTCGGGGTAAGGGAGGATTTGGATTTGATTTTCTGCATGACATCATCCGGGTTAATTGGAGGCGCAGGCGGAGCGACCGGCGCGGCATCCTCCCAAGGAAACCGCCATCTGCTTTTTTCCTTTTGGAATTTTTGGAGTTGGCGCTCGTAATTAAGATTCCGGTTGAATTGATCGTAGACCTTGTCCGGGCTGCTGGCCTCGCGAGGGTTGTTCTTCGCCCAGTTTTCCAGCGAAGATTTGTGACCGGCGTATTTGCGACCGGCCTCGATGTATTTGTTCCACTCCTGCTCGTTCTTTGGCTTTTTGTCATCGCCCACTTCCCACGATCCAAACTGACCGGCGTCGAACAGGTCTTTGAGTTGACTCTTTGCGACATTCAGCGGGGTGGGATCGGCTTTTTCATCCCGCGCCTTCCGCAACAATGCCAGCGGTTCCTCTCGTTGGTCGGACGGTAGCTGGAAAATCGTGTCGCGGATTTTGAAATACTCGCTCCGATTTTCGTCGTCGTTATCGGGGTTGTAGGTGTCTGCCATGGCATAGACCATTGGTCGCATGGATAGCGCCTTTTCGCGTTGAACCGGGGTATCCGAAAGCGCCTTGAGAAGCGGCAAAACCTGCTGTTCCGGCAAGGCATCTCCCACGAAACCACGCACATCTTTTTCATTGGAAAGTTGCCCGGTAAGGATCATGTCGAGCGCATCGTCATCGAGGCGTTGCCGGTAGCGTGTAGCCTCGGCGCGGGCAGCATCGTAGGCGCGAACTTGGTCGGCCTTGTCTGTGAGTTCGGGGAAAAGTTCGCTTGGTTTGCCTTTTAAAATGGCTTCGCTCAAATCGCGCTCTGCAGCGATGGGGTCGCCAATCGTTTTGCTGGCGACATTGGCGTTACGCTGTTCTTTGGTCTTACGCTGGATATTGTCAACCAACCGGGATTTGAACAGGGTGACCTCCTCTGGGGTGTGGATTCCTTTTTTTGCCGAATCGTCCAATACAGAGAATGCTCCCTCAAAATCATCGGTAGCAACCTTGGATATGGCATTTGCTTCGATGTTTTGTCGGAATCCTGCAATTTCTTGCTTCTTGGCCTGCCCATCGATTCTCACGGTTGAAAGGGCAGACCATCGATCAAAATACGGATTGATCTTCTCGGCGGCGTTGTTGCTGAATTTGATCTCGCCGAGTTGGCGATTGGCCTCATTTTGGTTTTGGTTCCAGATCTGTCCCCATTGCTCGACGGGTTTTCCGATCTGGTCGGTCTGCTGCTTTTCCCACGCACTCTGGAGGATTGTCTCGGCGCGGGAAATGTCGGAGGCATCCTTTGCTTCGGCAAATTTCTGACCCCACTTTTGAGCGACATCGCCGAGTCCGCCGATTGCCTCGGCGAAACGACCGGCGGCGCGGGCCTCCTGCGAGAACGCATCGAGTTCGAGGGTTTGATCCAGCATGGAATTCGATCCACGGGCAACCGAGGCGGTGGTGATGCCCGCCCCTCCGCTAGGGGTTGGGAGGCTGGGAGCGTTCGGGATGTCGGCGAGTCGGATGGCAGGCATGGTTTTTAGCGGACGGGTTGGATGCTTCCGCTAGACGGAGCGTAGTATCGGCCTCCGGTGGCGGATGTTTTTGGAACATATTGCTGGCCTCCATAGCCGGTGATTGCCCCGGAGTTTGATGTGGAGTTTCCGTAAGCGGACAAGCCGGTGTTGGCCATGCTGCCGACGCCGGAGGCCAGCGCGGCGTAGCCTCCCATTTGTGTGGCATCGGCTTGAGCCATACCGGCCATCTGCTGGATGGAGGCTTGGCGCATCCCGATCCGGTAACCGGCTCCGGCGGTTTTCTCTTCCCAGAGAGCGGTGGCGTATTGGTATTGAGCAGCTTCCTTTTCCATTCCGGCTTGGTAGTTTTGCTGGCGCGAAAATTCATAGGCTTTCTGCTTCTCGTCGGTAGCCGAAAGTTCCCCTTGATAAAAGGTATCAGCCAAAACAGCAAGCGGGGAACCTTGGGCCGTGACTCCAGCGCCGGCGTATTGGCTGCGCTGGAGTCCGAGGATGCGGTCGCGCTGCTCGCGGATGCGGTTGGCTTGCTCTTGAGCTTGTCTGGTTTGGGCGTCCGCCGCCTGCTGGCGGTAGTTGGCCATGTTCTCCGTGACTTTGGCGTTGTATTGCGCGGCCTGCGATTGGACGATGGCGGCGTTGCGGGCGATGGCGGCATTCTGCTCGTTGATCTGGCGGTTGTATTCCGCGATGGCGCGTTGCGAGGCGGCTTGCTGGCTAGATGAATACATCGCAACGCCCGTCGAGGCGGCAGTAAGAACTAAAGAACCAACGGCTAACCATGTTCCGGGATCAGCCATTTTGAACCTCCTTTGTCAGCGCGAACATTTGCATAAGGTTGGATTCGGCTTTGCGAAACCCATGGCGTTCCAAAACGCGAGCAATCCCCGGATAGGTGAATACCGCGATGGTGTGGTAGCCAAGGTCTGCGGCGATTTTCTTGAGGCAAGCCACGCAATGTTTGAAAGCCGTGATGGCTTTTTTGAGAGAAAGCCCCGGGGCGGAAACCGCATGGTCGGCCATGCACATCCCGCAGGAATTATCCATGTGGAGAAAAAGGGCGCTGACCGGCTTGCCGTCAAGTTCGCAAACGACGCCGCATTTTGGGAGCATGACTGCCGGAAGGGAAATTTTCCCGCGAGCGTGTCTCCACGCGCACAGCATCTCGTAGTCATTCTCGGTGTAATGGCGGATGGTGTAGTTATTCATTGCCGTATGCGTCCCATTTCGGGGTTATAGCCAAAACACACATTGGATAAGGATCAGTCTGCCTCAACGAGACATCGGCGTCGAGGCCGAATGCTCCCGCAAGAATCATTTTTTGGTCGCCGGTCGTGGTGGTGCTGGCGAGGCTATACCAGTCCCCGTTGTTGGTGCGGACTTGCCCCCCCCGAGACTTGAGGGTGCGGACGACGATTTGGTGGATGCGCTTTTTGCGGCCTTGGGAGGTGCCGTCCTCGTATTCGGCATCGAGTTTCATCGGGGTGAGGGTGGAAGTGTAGGGCAGTCCGAGGTATCCGGCGTCGGCTGTTGGAACGGTGATCGCTCCGCTGGCCACGGTGCGCGTGACCACGCTTTCCCCCTGCACCACGGTGACGGTCTTGCCCTCCAGCCGGGACAGGCCGGTGATCGAGCGATTCACCGCACCGGAGGAGAATGTGGTGTGGGAATCCAAAAAACGGTAATCTGCGGTTGAGAGGCTATCAAATTTTGAGCGCCAGAGGAGCGGGAAGCGTTCGATGGTGCGGGTGGTGTTTCCAGAGATCGTTCGTTTGACGACCATCCAGACCTCATCCTCGGTTTCGTTTCCGTAGATGGTTGCCACCGATTCCACGGCGGCATCGGCGATGAGGTGGCGGTGCCAACCGACGACCTTTTGGTCGCGCTCGTAGGTCATGGCGATGAGCGCCCCGTCGCCCCGGACGCACCAGAGGACAGCATCGGGCTGTTGCTGGTAGGCGAGTTCCACGATTTCCCCGGCGGTGAGGTGTTCGGCGAGCAAGGTCAAATCCGGGGCGACCCACCCGTCCTTGTTGAGTTCGTAGACGAGTTCACGCACCTTGCGCCCGTTGCGCTGGATAAACAGCAGGACATCGTTGACCAGTATGGCTCGCATATATTTGGAGCCGTAGGCAGACTGGCGCTTGGCGTCGATATTGGTGGCGGAAAGCGAGGAGGAGGTGTCTGCCGAAGAGACCACCCACTCGTCTCCGGTGGTGCCGACCAACAATGAATTCTGCTGCGAATACATCCAAGTAATCCGGTTGCCCTCCGACGCGGCGAGGTTGAATTGCAGACCATCGTCCGACTGCGCTCCGATTTCAAAATTTTCAAAATCGTCGATTTGGCTGCCCCACACGGCGGTGGGCTGGGATGAGGTGCCTCCGAAGCAAAGGCGTTGCTGGTGGAGTGCCACGGCGCGTGGGTAGCCTTGCGACTGACTGAATGCACTAAACGCAAAGTATTTTGTGTTGCGTTGAAGGCGCGGCCCACTTCCCAGCCATTTATCTACATTGATGGTTGCCGGAGCAATAATTGTGGCGATTCCTCCGCTGACTTTTTCTTTTGTCTCCAATCGAACCCTTGCATTGGTTTGGCTTACCCAATTTATCACGCGAATCTTCAAACCGACCCTTGTGGCTTCTGTGCCGGAGGACACAATGTTCCGGTCGCCATTGGAATCGTATTCCCTGACAATTTCCATTTTTGTCAAGTTCTCCGGGTAAATATCCCGATAGCCAGTTTGCGTGTTTCCGCTGATGGGATAGGTGTAATTGTGCTGGTCTATTACGGTGATCGTTGCCGCAGTAGTTGCATAATTGTTTGAAGCCGTGATCCCGTCCCCGACACAAATCACATCGCCATTGTTCCAACCGTGGAATGGATGATATACTCTGATTATATTGGAATTTAGGATTGCCGTGGCAACGATCCGCCCAGATGAAAGAACCTCCGAGGTGACGCGCAGGATTTGAATGGTGGCAGTCCAAGTTCCCGTGGTTTGAAAATCCCAGCTTCCATTGACTTCCAAGGTGGGGGAGACCCAATTTCCTGCAATTTGGATTTCACTATAGGAATTGCTTTGTTGCCACTTGAGTTCCGCCTGCGACCCAACCTTGGTGGAATCAAAAAAACCGCTTCCGGCGCTCACGGAATACTTTCCCATTTCGTTCAACGGAATTGGATAAAGTGACCATTTTCCGGCGGCTTGGTCTGTGCCAAAACTGGAACCCGACCGGTGGTCGCTCATAGCAAAATAATAAAAGGACTGATTAGCTTGGTTTTGTGCGGCCCAATTGGTTGTCGCGAAGGTCGCCGGGGAGGTGTGGGCGACCGTGCATTTGTAAGCGATGCTGCTGTCCAGAACAATGACTCCCACAGAGTAGGCGGTATTGGCCGTCCACGCCGGAGGTTTCACATAGTCGCCTTTGACATAGGAGGTGCCAACCTGCCATGTGTCGGGGTTTGGGTAGATATTGATGACGGATTCGGTGGCGTTTTGCTCAAGGAGAGGAGGGTAATCGAAATCAACCTGCTCTATTTTCCAGTTGTTGTCGGCAAGGCGGGAAAGTTTGTAAGGGGGATGGTTTGCGTGGGCAAAATAGACAATGTCGTTGACCTGCGTGTATTGAATTTCTTGCAGCACGAAGGCGGTATAAGGGGTCGGCACTTCCATGACCGATTGAGCCGTCCACTGGCCCGCCGACAAGTCCGTTGAAAATGTTGCCGAGGTGTGCGTCGTGTTGCAGTAGTATGTCGTTCCGGAATTGGTGACATAGTTTCCGGCGATGTAGTAGTTTCCGCTGGCCCATGCGGACGCAAGGCTGGAAGCCGCCGTTACCAGTGTCCCGTCCGGTCGCCAAAACCTCATGTAGCCCACGCCCAACTCGATCACGAACCGGGTGGTGGTGCTGAAGTTGAATCCGATGAGCCTGGTTGGGTTTGCGGAGTTTTTGACATCCCCAAGGTATTGCGTTCCCGGGCGGCGGATGACGCCGCCGTAGGGGAGGATTTGGAAGTTCTCCAGCGTGCGGCAGGCGCTGCGGTATTTCTCCAGCGAGGTGCGGGCGTCGATGAGGGGGGAAACCTCACCGGCGTTGAAGCTGGGATAGAAATCGAACTTTGGCATTTTAACCGAGCTTACGCTCGACGCGCTCCATGATGGAGATGGCGCGGGTGGTGGTTTGCTGGTTGGCCGAAATGATCTCCAACATCTCGCGGTGGGCGGTCTTGAGGTGTTGAACGAATTCGGAATTTTGCTCTTCCATCCTTGTTTCGACCCGCTCTAGACGACGGGTGAACCATCGGAAAAGGACGGAGATAAAAATCAAGCCAATCGCAACCAGCGCAATGATGTGCCAAGTGGCGTCCTGTTGCGCGGCGTGGTTGACAAGGTCGAGAGCGGAGTCTGGTGTCATTAGCTATTCGCTTGGGCTAAGAGATTTCCGAGGATTTCGGTAGTAGAAACCTGCGCCAATCTCGTCGTGTTCAAAAGGTCTGTCTTACCCTTGATGGCCGTGATGTCTGAGGTCGGGATGTTGGCCGGGGTGGCTCTGGTGCTGGTGGCAGCGTCTATTCTCGCAAGCTCAACCGAAAGCTCCGTTCTCACCTGGCTGGCGATAGCGCTGGCGGATGGCACGGTTGGCGCGTTGGTGAGCGTGGTGGTGGTGGCGCAGAGGGTGACATTGGCCACGGTGTCGGTGGAGGGGTTGAATGTGCTGGCGGGGACTTCGGCGCTTCCAGACCAGACGATGCTGCCGCTTCCGACATTGGCTCCGCCGGCGCGGAAGGCGAGTTGGTATGTTCCTGCTGCGCCTGCCATGTTGCCGGAGTAAAAGCCGGTGGAGCCGGTTTCGGGGCATGAGATGGCAGAGCCTACGGCTGCGCCAGCTTGGTAGGGTTGGCAGGTGACGGTGAGGCCCGAAGCGGGCAGGGCGATGTTGAGTTCGTTGGCCATGGGATTAGGAGTTTAGGATGGTGAGCGTTTCGGTGAGTGTGGCCTCGAAGGAGTGCGGGGCGGCGGGCCAGTTGCTTGCTGCGGGGGCGAGGCCGCTGGCGATCATCGAGTCGAGCCAGGCTTGCACAGCGACGAGCTTGGGGGAGGATTTCGCGGCGGCGTCGAGGCGGAGCTTTTGGTAGAGGAGCGTGGTGCTGCGGTTGCCGCCGTAGCCTTGCTCGGCGGTCCATTCCTCGGCGGTGTAGGCTGGCGCGGCGGGTGTGATCCATTGGCCGTTGCCCCATGTCGCGTCTTCGGCGGGCTTGGGGGGCAGCGGGGCGTAGTCGGCAGCTTTGGGGTTGCCGTTCGCGGCCCATGCGGCGAGGGTTTCGGGCGCGAGGTTGACGAGTTCGTTGGTGGTGAGGTTGTAGTGGTTAAGCATAAACGCGAGGGTGGTTGGCGACGGTTGCGCCGTTGTTGTTTGTGATGGTCAAGCCGCCTTTTTGGTCGATGAGATCGCGGACGAGCGGGGCGTAGAAGACGAGATTCTGCGGGCGGACTTTGTCGCAGGTCATCCCCTTGGAGAGGGAGGCGATTTCGGCGGCGGTGAGGGCTTCGTGCCAAACTCCTATTTCGCAATACCGGCCATTTCCGTATTCTGGAGTGCTTTGAGCAAAATTTATTCTAATATCTTCGACATCGGCGTTTGCCGTTGAGGTTGACGGGACCGTTCCTGTAAAATACAATGTTTGAGCTATTCCGTTTACATAGCATTTGAGGCGATTTGCGTTTCCTGTTTGCGTGCCATCAAATACTTGAGCCAAGTGGCTCCATGCGTTGCCTGCCGGAGTCGCAGAAGTGCCGAAGCCGTTTCCGCCGTTGTTAGCTGTCCAATATATGTTGTTGTCAATATATGAGTAAATTGCAAATCTGTGATTTGCATTTTTGCTAGAACCAAAAACTTGCGTTGTTACCGCCGCATTCCTGTAAACCCACCCGCAAAGCGTGATTTTGCTCTGGGATTTTAGAATGGCTGATGTGACGGAAAGATTTTGACTTCCTGCACTTGTGAAAGCGTAAGCCATAATTACGCAACTTGTTGCACCTCGACGGCGATGAGTTCGGCGTCGCCGGTCATGGTGTCGTTGGCCGCATCGTCGGCATCGCGGTAGATACGGATGCGGAAGGTGTCGCCTACGGCGAGGCCGTCGAGCGCGGTGGCTGTGATTTCGGCCACGGTGACGATGCCAGAGGTTCCGTTTGCGGCACTGGTGACGAGGGTGGCCGTGTCGAAGCTGTCTGCGTCGAGGTCGGTGTTGCACCGCATGAGTTGGACTCCCCAGCGGACATTGCCGGAGGTGGCGGTGGTGGCCATCCATGCGAGGCGGATTTTGAGGCCGCTGGAAAGATCGGCGTAGTCGGGGATGACGCCGGAGAAGATCGCGGCTTCGTCGGTGGCGGCGTCGAAATCAAGGACTGCGATGGAGTTTCGCGTGTCCAAGGTGGCGAAGGCGGTGGCGGGGGGTTGGTTCTCGCGGGGGGTGAATCGGGCGAGGGTTTTTGAGGCGAGGTAATAATTTTGCGTGCCTGTCGAGGCATTCAGAGTCGTTCCTGTGATTGATAGCGCGCTGCCGAGTTCAAGGTGCGTGAGCCTTCCAGCAGAGTCGTCCCAGAAGAGGAGTTTGTCGGCTCCGGCATCGGCGGCGGAGATGGCTCCGTCGGTGGCTGTGAGTGCGTCTGCGGCGGTGGCGTCGATGGATACGCTATCGCCGGAGGCGAGGATGGGTGTTGCGATCATGGTTTATGAAAATTGAAGTGTGGTTCGAGAATTCCACGCGCCGGTGGCCGTGGCGGTCGCGGTGACGAGTCCGTCGGCGTCGGTGGTGGTGCGGTGGATTGTCCAGCCGGTGGCGGATTCGGCGGTTCCGCTGGGGGCGATTCCGTAATAATGGTAGGGGGATGCCCATGCGGCGCGGGCGATGGTTGATCCGCCCTCGGTGAGAGGGACGGCCTGCCACGCTGATCCGTCATAGACGAGGATGTCGCCGGTTTCCGCCCCCGCGCCGGAGAGGCGCGAGGGAGGAACCAGAACGGGGATGACCGCCCAGCGCGATCCGTTCCATTTCCACGACCGGGTGCCGGAGGTGAAAATGTCGTCAATCGACGGCGAGGATGGAAACGCGAGGGCGGCCATGGTTGGGGATTATTGTTTGTCGATCTCGACCCACGCTCCGCCGTAGCTGAGGTATTCGCTCATGTCGGTGGGGTCGATCCAGCGGAGACCCTCGGTGTGCGAAGGCGCGGAGGTGGAAACGACATCTTTGATTTGCTTGGCATCGAGGGCGGATTGGGTGGCGCTCGAAACGGGTTTGTTGGCGTCGCTGGTGTTGTCCACATTGCCCAAACCAACCTGCGCTTTAGTGACAGAGTGCGGGTTGTTGGTGGCGGAGGTGTGGCTGCTGAGGGAACCCTCGGCAGTAGTCACTCTGCCAGCAAGAGTTGTCGCGGCGGACTCAATCGCATTGATGTCCGATTCGGCTGTGTCCAAACGACCGCTTAAAGCCGAGTCGGCGGATTGACGCGCCGAGGTCTCTGTCGCAAGGGCGCTGGAGGCGCTGGAGGCGAGGTTGGTGATTGCGCCATTGAGGTTGCTGTCGGCGGATTGGAAGGCGCTGACAACCTCGGTAAGTGAGTCGAGCGCGGCACCGTCCACATTGGAAAGAACATTGTCAATGCGAGTTCCGAGGGCGGCTTCGGCTGCGGTGGCTCGGGTGATTTCGGAAGAAAGACCGCCTTCTGCCGTGGTCACACGACCGGCAAGCGTCGAAGCTGCCGACTCGATAGCGGTGATGTCCGATTCAATCGCGGTTGCGCGGCTTTCCAAGCCGGTGACGGCTGGGGCGGCGGCGACGCGGGCGTTGGTGTAGTAGAGGTTACTGGAACCCTCGACGACTGCATCGGTTGTGCGTGCGACGAGTTTCCATGCGGTTCCGTTGTATTGCCAGCTGCGGCTGCCAACGGTGTGGACTTGGTTGTTAGTCGGTGAGGACGGGAATGAGATAGCTGCCATGATATTAGGTGGTGTTTAGTGGTTGTTGGGTTTTTCGACCCACGCGCCTGCGAACCATTCGTAGGTGATGAGGTCAAAAGGGGTGGTCCACCGCTGGCCTTGGTAAGGGTGAGCGGGTGGGGTGTCGGAATAGGTGACGGGGAGATCGGCGGCGGGGGTGTAGGCGGTTCCGTTCCAACGATACGGAAGCCCCGAATCCAGCGAGATATACAAACGCGCCACTTTGCCAACGGCTGGAAAATCTGCGGCGGTGGGATATTCGACGATTTGGATCGTCTCTTCGGGCAGAACGATCTGGAATGCCGAGAGATCGAGCTGCTGCGTGATATTTGTCTCGGTGATCGTCGTCATGCGTAGGTGGCGGTCTCCCGGTTAGTCCACGCGACATTGGTTGCGGTGGCGGTGGATGTGATGGTTCCGTTGGCGGTGAGAGCCGAGCGGGTGATCGACCATTTGGCCACGGCGGCGGGCGATCCGCTGGTGGGGATGTCGGTATTTAGAAGCAGTCCGTAGTAGGAAAATGTCCCGGCGGTGTTGAGGGCGAAGGCGTGGATGTAGGCGTCCGGGTTCCGCTGGGTGGTGGGCGAGTAAAGGCCGAGCGCGACCACGACGATTTTGGCGTTGTTGGGGATCGCCGTGGCGAAGGTGATGGTGCCAGCGCCTTGGCTTACCGTGTAGTCGGTTGTCGGTTCCTGCACGACGCCGTTGATGGCGACAATGACATGATTGGGATCGGAGGATTTGAGGCCGGTGACCGTGAAAGTTTTGAGTGTGCCATTGCCCGTGAGGCGGGTCTTGGCGCTGGAAAGAAGGGCGGACTGCTGGAGGGTGAGGTTGAGGGTCTGGTTTGGAGCCGTGCCGGTGATAGTGGCCGCTGCGGTCGGCCCCGTAGCGACGGTTCCAATGGAAAGCGAGTTGGCAGGGCCAATCGCGCCCACATCGCCGCGAGGAATGGCGAAATTTAGAACAGCGGCTGCGCTGGTTCCGGCATTGGTGACCGAGGCGTTGGTTCCGGGGTTGCCGGTAGAAACCGATCCCACGGCCACGGTGGCGGCATCGCCCTTGTTGCCGCGAGGAATGGTGAACGAAAGAACCCGGTTCTCTGGGGTTCCCGTGGCGGCGACTGAGGCATTGGTTCCTTCGGCTCCGGTGGTGGTCGTGCCGACATTGACCGTTCCGGCTGGGCCTTGGGGCAAACCGAAATTGAGGACAGCGGTGTTGCCGGTGCCAACATTTTGAACGGTCGGGGTGGATCCGGTGGGCAGGTTGGTGACCGATCCCACGGTGACAAGCAGCGAGGGATAGCTGACGCCCCCGCCAGGGCCACCGCCGGTAGCTTTAGCCGAATCGATGCCATCGCCGCCGGAGCGTGAGGAAACGAGTTTGGACGATGTCCAAGCGGGCTTGATTTTCCCCTTGCGCTCGGTGGAATCCCGGCGCATCGCAGGATTCTTGCCCAAGACCTCCACCTCTTTAGAAAGGAGCGCGGCCTTGTTGGCATCGCCGGTCAGCGGAACGGCCAGCTTCGCGGCGAGGTTGGCCGTGAGTAAGTCGATGAACAGCGAGTCGAAGAGAGTGACATCGGTTGTCTTGCGGACATATTCCAACTGGATCGCGCTGCCGAGCCAGACATCCCAATCAGATTGCCACCCGGAGGTGACACCGGGCTGTTTGGTCGTGTTGGCGACCCGGCACACATAGACCGCCGAGGCGCTGGAAACGACATTGCCAACCTCGTAGGCGCGACCGGCCACCCAATCGGGAGCGCCGGAATCCGCATTGGTGAGGACAAAGTTGCCTGCCACTTCCCACGCCGAGTCGGCGGCAGCAGAATCCCAATCGTTGACCCGGAAGACGCGCAGGCAATCGGAGGGGATGGCATAGCGGTAGGCCCATTTGTATTCCGGGCGCGGGATGGTTTCCGCGACGGTGGTGGACTTCATGGCCCAAGTCCACGATCCGGTCAGAAGCAAGGCATCGCGGACTTGCGGGTAGAGGGACTTGGCGAGCAGCATCGCCTGCGAGCTAGGCCCAAACTGCTCGGCGGTGCCAACCCGGAGGATGGCTTGGCGGCAGAGTTCATCCTCGGTGAGGGTGGCGGAGGGGCGATCCTTGGCGGTGGCAAGGATCAGCGATTTGACCGCCGGGCGCTGGATGTTGGAGGAAAAGATTTCCGCCATTTGGGCAAAGAGGTCTTTGCTGGCGGTGAGGGGGAGCGCGAGATTGACCGCGAGCTTCGCGGAAAAGATTTCGACAAAGACCGCCGGGAATTTGGCGGCGTCGGTGACATGGGCGATGTATTCGATCTGCGCGGGCGCGGCGAGGTCGGTGTGGATGAACCCATCCACGATCTCCCATTTGGAAAAGTTCTCATCCTCGTCGATCCCGTTGAGACGGATGAGCCGGAGAAAATCGGAGGGAACGGCGAACCGGCGGGCGTAGCCAAAAGCCGGGGCCGTGGCGTCGGCGGTCAGCGAGGCGAGTTTGCGACAGAACTGCCAATCGAACTCCGTCTGGAGTTCCTCCAAAGTCTGCGCGTAGAAGAGCGAGCAGTATTGCGCCTGCGCGGTCGCGTCCGTGAGCGCGGTGATGCGGGAATCACCGAGTCGGGCGAGAGCGAGATTGCAGATTTGTATGTCTGTCATTGAGGCGCGGTCAGATCACAGAAAAAAAGGGGCGGCAGACTATTCCCGGTCTGCCAGCGGGTTTGCGTTAGGCTTCGTCGCAGGCGATCTCGACGACCTTCTTCTCTTCCATGCGGGTCGCGCCAAGAGAGGCGACCGAGCGGATTTGAAGGGAGTGCGAGAGGTCGGTGCGGATGTCCATGTGGGTCTTGAGACCACGCTCGGCAAGGATGATGCCGGACTTCACATAGGCGTAAACCGAGCGAACATTGGTCGCGACCGGCAGCAATTGAGTGCGGCGGAACTTGAAACCCATGAAGGTATTCAAAGTGCCGTCCACCAAGGCGCGAACCGTGTTGTAGTCGGCGCTGGTGACTTTATCGTCACGGAGCAGGTCTTGAAGCTGCTTGGCGCTGACCACGATGATGCGCTCCTCCTCCTCGTCCACCTCATTGGAGTCGAGGATGAACTTGGCGCGGCGGAGTTTCGCGATGGTGAGTCCGCTGTTGGCGGCGGCACCGGTTTCCACATAGCCCACACCGACCTTTTGGCCAGCAGGCAATGTCGTGGAGGTCACGCCGGTTGCGCCGGTGAATGCAGTTCCACCAAGCGCCGAGATGATCACGGAATCGCAGGTGCGGGCATAAGCCGCGCCGTGCGCTTGGACAATCGGGCTGGTTGGGAGAACGACTTCGCCGAGGAGTTGCTCATCCCACTCGTCAACGAGTTTGGCGGTGTCGTATTGCTGCGGGCGAATCCAGCGTTTGAGCATCGTTTGATCGCTGATGCGCGTGTCGCCGGAACGGTCGTTGATCAACGCCATCGCGGCGGTGTCGATCTGGTTGTAGGATTTCTCTTTTCCGTTGATGGAATCGAGGGTCACATATTCGCGAAGTTTGGAATTCTTCTGCTGAACGAGGTGACGCCAGTTCGCGTCGAACTGGGTCGTGTAATGATTGGGGATGTTCGTCAGAACACCATTTTGGTCTGCCATTTTATTCTCCTTGTGTTGAGTTGAGTTGGTATCAGTCGAAACTGAAGTTTGATTGCTCCCTTCGCTTCCGAGTGTCCCGTGTGGGGTCTTTCGCTTGCGGGTTTTGAGGGAGCAGGCTCAACGAGGAGGTGTCTGCTCTGACGGTGGGTGTTTTACCGCACCCGGCGGTATCAGTCAAAAAATTTTAGCGAGGCCAAGAATTGAACTTGGAATTCCAGATTATGAAACTGGTGTGATGCCTTTTCACTACCTCGCAAATTGTCACCCGTTTTTGAGGAGGCTGTTGACCAGCGACACGGCCTCGCTGTCCCCTTCTTGGTAGCGTTTGTGCCACGGGTTTTCGGCATTCCGCATGATGTCCATGGCGCGGGCTTGGCCGGTCATCATCTCGGCGCTTTGCATTCCACGACCCATCTTGTCCTCGCTCATCATCTGCGCCATGCGAACGAATCCGCGCACGACTTCGGGATCGCTGAACCCGTGCGAGTTCGCGTTGACCCCGGCCATCTTTGCGGCCTGCTTTGCAAGTCCGATGTTCTTGTCGAATTCATTTCCCCATTCCTTTTGAAGTGTGCCGACCGCATCGGTGCGTTGCTTTTCAAAGGTGGATTGCAGCGCCTCTAGCTTGACCTTCTCGTAATGCGCGAACTGGTTGGCGAGCGCCTTCATCGCGCCTGGTGGCACATTGTGCTTGTGCGCGATCTCGGCAAATGGCTTCGCGAAATCGTCGTTCCATGTCATGCCTTCCGGCAGCGCGTCGGGTGCGAATTTGTAGTCGTCGAGCGTGTCGGGAACGCCGAGCGCCTTGCGGAAAGCGGCGACCTCTTCGGGCGAGGATTTCTCGCTGGGGACTCCGAGTTTTTTTCCGATGAGCGCATTCGCGTTCGCGAGCGCCTTGGCCATGTCGGGAACGCTTTTGTATTTCGCGAGCGTGTCCTTGTAGTCCTTGGCGTCCTCGGGCAGGGCATCGAGCCACTTGTCCGCGAAGGTGCCGTCCGGGTTGACATAACCGGTCGAGGGTTGCGTGTTGGTTTCCGCAGCGGGCTGCGACGATGCCGACGAATCGGCGTTGGTGCTATCGGCTCCCGTATCGAGCAGGGACTGCTCGGAGGAGGTGTCGATGGTTTCTTCCATAAAAGGTATCAGTCAAAACAAGTCACTCGACCGGCGCGTTGACGATGGTTCCGTCCTCGGTGACAAAGCCGAGGTGGGTCGTGCGGGTCGCGTATTGCGTCTTGAATTGCTCGGGGTTGTAGTCGCGAAGCCACTCCACAAAGGCGTGGGTTTTGTCGCCGAGCATCGGGTCGATTTCGGGCTGCGGCGGAATGGTTTTGGTTTTGCTCATTTTTTGATTTTGCGTTTGGGTTCCTCGATATTGCTGTCGGCAATCACCGGGCGCTTGAGCATCATTTCGATGTGGAGAACGACGCCCCGCTGACCATCGCGGAGCGCCGCCACCACGGGGTTGTAGTCGTATCCGGGGAGGAAAACCTGCGATTCAGTGGCGAACTGATGCTTCATGTCCGCGATGACGATTTGGCCTTCCTTGCTGCTAAAAACCCGGTGGTAGGCGTTGATGGTTTTCTGGCGGTCGCGTTCGCGTTTGAGCGCCTCGGCTTTGTCGATGGGTGCCATCATGCCGGTGCCATTCCGGGGAGCATTCCCGCGAGAACGGAATCCTGCTTCACGGCACCGGCCTTGCCGAGGGCGCTGGCGGTGCGCTCCAGTTGCTCGGCCTGCATGGCTTGCTGTTGGGCTTGGGCGCGGGCGGCACGGGTCTGCGCGACCATTTCCTCGTCCATGAGCCAGCGGGCCGGGAGTCCGTCGTTGCGGGCCATGTCGCGGGTGATCTCGTCGAAATCGAAGTTGTCGAGCATCTCGGGCTTGATGTTCGCGTAAGGCAGGAGCATCTCGCTGGAGCGGATGAACGCCATGTTTTCAAGTTGCTTCACGGCGAGCGCGATCCGGCTGTTGTAAGAAACATCGGGTTCGGGAATGAACCCGCTCATCGCGAGTTCCTGCGGCGGCGGCGGGAATTTCCCTTGGCGTGCGAGAATCGCAAAGACCCGGCGCAGGAGCGGATTGAAAAGCTCGGTCGTCATCCGCGAAAAGGTGGGCGAGAACTGGATCAATTTTTCGGCGCTGCGCTCGGCGACCTCGCGGGCGGTCATCTGCTTTTCGAGTTGCGCGAACATCTTGAAAAGATCGACATGGAACGCCTCATTGATGGCGCTTCGTTTCCACTCGGCGCGGGCGATGCCGATGTCGTAGCGACCCGTCGTGTTCCACTCCTTGGGAGTCGCCGAGGGGTTGTTGGGATCGAAATAGGTCACACCCCCGGCGCGGAGATCGATGTCCCCATCGAACCCGGCGGGGATGAGGATGCGCGGGAACGCGGCGAGTTCCGCGAGGCTGTCGAGTTGCTTTTCGAGAAAGTTGAGTTGCTTCGCCTCCGGGAGCGCCATCCAGCTTGGGGAATAGCCATAGACCTCGCAGTTCTTCCACTTGAGGTAGCGGGTCACAAAAAACGGCTGCTCGTCGTAGCCGGTCGAGGCCAAGACCTCCTTGCTCGCCTTGTCCACATACACGCTCGCGTAGGGTTTGTTCGCGCCGTCCCGCTTGCCCTGCTGGATTTCACCGGGGCCGCGAGGGTAGATCATGTGGACGCAGGTGAATTTCCGGTGACTCGTCTCCTTCTGGAGTTCGACCTTCATCGCCTCGGGCAATTTCTCCTCGCCGAATTTGAGCGCGGCCTGCCGTGCGGTCATTTCGTATTCGCGGGAGAGCGTATCCACATAGCCCTCGTCGTTCTCCGAGATCGCAAAAGTGCCAACATCGAGCTTGGTGAAGTTGAGCGCCGAGTTGCGTCCCGCTTCGACCAGGATCGCGGCGGTGCCGTAGCATCCCCGGTCGAGATAAAGTTCGTGGATTTCGGTGTAGAAATTCGACCGCGAAAGTTCGGCCTGCACGACCTCGGTGCAACGCTTGAACCATTGCTCAATCGCGTCCTCGCTCTCCATCTCCTTGGGCGGATCCATCGAGAACCAGCGGCTCTCCATTGGCGTCATCCACGCGAGTTGACCGTTGGCGAGGATCATATTTGCCCGCACCGCCGTGGCATCAAACAGCGCGGTCTCATCAGCCATGTCCGGCTGCGAGGAGGCCGAGAAGACCCCGGCCTTGCGCGGCATCACAAACTTGGCGATCTCCTCCCAGAGGCTTTCCCATGTCGCCCGTGCCGCGACCATTTCAGCGTGTTTCCGCAGAATCTTCCCGGCGAGTTCGGTCTTCATTTGGTATCAGTCAAAACAACATCAACCAAGCGTGGAGGAACCGGTCGTCATTGGCGCTTGGCCGGATTCCCCAGCGAGGATGGATTTACGCATTCCCTTGCGCTTGGCGGCTTCGTTTTGCACCGCTTCCTGCCCGTTCTGCATATCGATGGTCGCGGGCGGTGGGGGTGGTTCCGGCGGTGGCGGTGGCGGTGGGGGTGGCGGGATGTTGATTGGTTCCGATTTGGGTCTGCGTCCGCCTCCACCGAAATAGCAGGTCGTTGGAGCTAGAATCGGGTTTCTGGTTGGATCAATGAGTCGCATCGCTTGTGAAGTTTTGAGGTTTCGTAAACTCGGAGCGGGCGGTCTCGCCGACTCCATGCCGTGTAAGGCAACCGATATGGCGCGAAATTGCAAGGGTTATTTTGACTGATACCACAATATATAGTGATCAGCCAGCAGTTCTGACACAACATATGGTATGTGTGTGCGGCATCGCGCCAGCGTTCGTCGGGGTCGTGAATGTCCACCGGGCGGGCGAGCATGAAGAAATCCTCGGTGTTCACGACCACACCATTCCATGCGGTCAACTCGACCTCCTCCGAGAAAGATCGCGGCTGCGGATAGCGCCGATAGAGGTCGAGGATTTGGAGTTCCAGTTCGCGTTTCATTTTCTATTCTTCTCTTCTCTTATCGGTTCTTGATGGGTTTTGCTTGGGTTAGCCATGGGATACCCACGGGTAACCCATCGGAAACCCATGGGTTATCGCCTCACCCGCGAAAACCCGCCCCGGAATCCTGCCATGACTTTGACCGGGTTGCCGGATGTTGGCTTGCGGGCAATCGCGCTGCGGTCGATCACCATGCCTCTGGAGATCGCTTGGTGCGACAGACTGAACGCATCGGAATAGTGGCTCGCCCAATCATGCACCGGCACATCCTTGATCGTGACGCCATCGCGCTCCTCTTTGGAATGGTAGGCGTCAAGCGCATCGAGTCCATCGACGCACCCGGCCTCGGCAAAATGGATTCGCGGGAAGGCATCGTTTGCGAGATTGATGCCATCCCACACGCTCAATTGCCGTGGCACCGGCACCACGCCGGTCAACCCGGCGGTCGCAAGCGCCCCTTGCCACAATCCACCATTTTCCGTGGAAGCATCGTGCGGAATGAAGTGAGCGCCGTAAGCATACTGCTTGGTCTTGAGTCTCGCGGCCCAATCCGCAGGGGTCTTGCAGTCATCATCCCCGCTCAATGCTTCCAAATAATTGAGCCGGTCACCGACCATCTGCCACACCCAAACCTTTTGGTTGAGCGGAGCGCCAACATCCCAGCTTGTGTAGACCGGGAGTTCTTTAAACCACAAAATGTCGTTGCTGATGCGTTTCTCGGATCGCGCCTTTTCGAGGTTGCGAACATAGATTGCACCCGGCCTGCCCACATTGAAACTACACTCGTATTCCTGCTGAAATGCATTTTCCGTGGTGCCGCGCCGGATGTCGCGGAGTTCCTCCTCGGCGATGATCCCACTCTCGCTCGCCTTGAGCATCAGCGTATACCATTCGGGGTCGGCACACGCTCGGTTCCATTGCCGCCAAAACGAATTGCGTCCCTTCGGCGTTCCAACCCATGTTGCCCATCCCATGTAGTCGGTGAGGGTAGGGCGGATGACATTGTCCCACGCCGCCGGGTCAATGTCGGCAGCTTCGTCCATGACCACGCCATCGAGGTAGATGCCGCGCAGGCGCTCGTAGGCTTCGCCAGAGTAAAGGCGAATGGTAGCCTGGTTGTGAAATGTGATCTGCAAATCCGCTTTGTTCACGACCACGCCGGGGATTTGCGCGGTGAATTGGACGAGGTATTTCCACGCGATGTCCTTCGCCTGCTCGCGGGTCGGAGCGATGTAGGCATAGCGCAGCGGCGGGCCGGGGCGTTTGTGGGTGAAGACCTTCGCGATGAGGTCTTGAATGCACACAAAGGATTTCCCAGCGCGGCGGTGCAGCACCATCACCGCCCAGCGTTGGGTGCGCGAGAGATACCCGGCCAACTGCGGCCTCGGCACGATGTCGATGTTAATTGCCACCGATTCGGATGTTCACATCCAGCACCGCTGCGATGTCGATCTTGTCCGGCTCGTTCCAGCCCATTGCCTTCGCGAGCATTTCACCGTATTTCGCGCAGGTTGCCGATTCCGGCGGCATTTCCATGAATCGTTCGCGGAGCGTTTCAAGGTAGGTTTCGCGTTTGTAGGTCATCTTCTCTTCGACCTTGGCGCGGAGTTCGTCCACTCGATTGGCAATATCAACATTTTTCAACATCCTCTCACCTCCTTGTCCGGCTCCCTTTTCGGAGTAACCAGCGCGGATGTAGGCTTGAGTCAGCGAGAGACCGCTGGCAACGCCTTGGCAAAACGCCTCTTGTTTCGGGTTGATTTTCATTGAGTAATTGGTATCAGTCAAAATAGCTCTTGACAAGTTTTCAGATTCCCCCTTTAGAATCCCCGTAGCTTCGCGTGATTTCCACTTGGGTCATTTCTTCTTTCTTGGTTTGGACTTTGGTTTGAACAAAGAGGATTTCGACGCTTTCCGGGTCGTCGTCCGGGATGAGCTTTGCGTAGCGCAACTGGTCGATGAGCGGCTTGCATCCTCCTGCGTAGTTGTCTGCATCAAGTAGGCGAATGGATTTTCTTTCAATGCGGAGTCGAGTGCGCGGCGGGCGCGGACTTTCTCCTTTTGCAGGGCCGTCCAATGCTGGCCGAGCAACCGGTTGAGGCTTGGCGTGAGGTATCCCGGAAGTTGAAGTGTGAGAGTAGCTGCCATCGGGGTTTTGCCGGTAGCCGAGTTGTCGGAGTTGTTCATGTGTCCAGTTCACTTGGATTTCAATTTTGTTATCCAACTTCCAACTTCCAGGTGGATTGCATCCAGAGCATTTTGAGCCGCTTCCAGCAACTCCCGCGCCTCGTCGCGCTCGCGCCTTGCCGTCTCAAGGTATTGCTCTTGAACCTTGTAAAGACCACGCCGAAATTCTAAATCCGAGATGAGTTTTGCTTCTCGTTCTGACCCCATGCCAAGCAATCTTGCTTGTTCCAGGCTATCTTCCATAGCTTCGTTGCGCTCGTTTTGTAAGACGCAAACGGCGTGAAGCAAAGTGTAGCCATCCGCATCCTCACCTAGATTTAACCGGATGTCGTGCAGTTCCTCCCGCGCCTCGTCGCGCTCAACTAAAGCGGTTGCAAGTTTTTGCCGTAGCTCAACAGCGGCGTTGATTTCGTCTGTGCCGTATTCGGAGATGTGTTTTAAAGACTCACGCGCCTCGTCGCGCTCGCGCTCAAGTTTGCGGGCGAAATCGGTCGGCACCATATACTCCTGCGCGTAAGCCATCCGCTCCGCCGCATCCGTTTCTGGTGTGTCGCTCATCGTTTTTTCCGCTCGCGGAGCATTTTTATAATTTCGGGGTATTTGGCCGGGTGGAATGCCGCATCCCGAATTTTGTCCGCAGGTAATTCGATGGGGAGGATCGAGCAGATCTGCTCAAAAGACCTCGACTCCAAGAAGTGCTTCGCCGTTCGCCGTGCCTCCACGATGGTCGCCTGCGCGTGTTTGGATTTATACCGTTGGGTATTCCAAATGTCCTCGATTGCCTGCCAGATGATCCCGCAAGCCGTTGCGCGGACGCCCTCCAAGTGATACTCACGCGAGGAGGGGACTCGCGTGGTATCAGTCGAAACATTATCAGAAGGGGATTTCTTCACCGTCTTCTGTGTGGGTTTTTTCGACATGGTTTTGGATTTGTTTGGTGGCTTTCTCGATGGGGACGACCTGCTTGGCGTTGCCGAGGATCGGGGTCTGGATTCCGCTTTCGCGCTCCTGCTTGCTGATCGACTGCTTGACCATGTAATCCCCGAATTCCCCTCCCGGGGTCGGGATCAAAACGAGGTCGGCGAAAATAGCCTGGTTGCCGTTTTTGCGGGTGATCCGCTTGAAGCGGGCCTTGTCGAGTTGGGTGACATCAATAGATAATGTAATCATTTTGTTTTGTGTATTTTCTTTGGTTTGTGTTCTGGCGGGAGATTATTGAGGAACGAAACCGCTTTGCCGGTGTCGCCGACCTCGGCAGCGGTCACGCAATTGTCGCTCACGATGCCGTGGTCTTGGAGGGTATTCATCGTGTCGATCTCGTCGTAACTTTGCGCGTGGAGGTAGTGTTGTAGCGTGTTCAAGGTATCAGTCAAAACTTTGTTCCAGAATTTCGTAATTGTTTCGGCGGGAACCAAACCTGCCCCACCCAACCGAGGATTTGCCGCTGACTTCTTCAATCCTGTAAATACTCCAAAGGTTTAGTTCTGCAATGTGTGCGACCAAGAAATCGAAATCACCTCTCTGGTAATTTGTATAAAATGTTCCCTTTGATGTTCTTTTTTTACATGATGTTGAGATTTGCCACTTGTCTCCTGCTTTTGGTGTCGCTTTTTTGATTTGAATTGTAATCGATTTGGATGGTGGCTTATGCAAAACAAGATCGACTTTTTGCGCGTGACCGTAGGGTGTGAAAACACTATACCCTAACTCAATTGCTTTAAGAACGAATTGCATTTCAGAAATAAGCCCAAACCTGCAATTATCATTTGATTGGGTGTCGCAAATCGTTTCTTGAAACTGCTCTAAATCGAATAGATCAAATTGCATCTTCAAGTTCTCTGTATAAATTCTTCATAGCCATAGCCATTAACTTGGCGTGGTATTTTTCTCCATCGATTGTTTCCCAGCCGAAATCCTCCGCGCATTCGATGAATTCATCTTTGAAGTCACGCAAAAACCACGCAAGCATATCAGCTTCATAGAAATCTATCTTCATACCGTCACCACCTTGGTAAACTCCGCTAACCGGCGGAGGATCGGCTCGCCCCTGTCGGACGAGAGCATTTGTTTCAGCGTTTCCCGGCCCGCATTCGCCGTCCAGATCACCGGGAGTTCGTGACTCGTCCGGTGTTCCAGTAGGTCGAAGAGTTCCAGTTCCGCCCGCTCGGTCATCTTGTTTTTCCCGAGGTCGTCGAGGAGCAGCACCTTTGTCCGGCGGCACCGGGTCAGCGTGTCCTCGGCCATGCCCTTGGCCTGCGGGTCATCGTGCCATTGGTCGGCACACGCCTTGGCAAATGCCGTGGCCGTGATGCCAAACACGCGAACCCCGCTGAAATGCAGACGCTTGAGAAGCATCCACGCCGCACGGGTCTTGCCGGTTCCCGCGATTCCGACAAAACCCAGCCCCATCGGCGAAACCTCCCATGCCTCGCATTCGCGCAGAAATGCCGCTGGAATGCGTTGCGGGTCGCTTTCGCGGTAGAGTGGAGGGCAGAGGGTGTGGAAAGCCTCCTGCCGCCTTTGCTGCTCCATTAAAACCTGCTCCTGTTTGAGCATCTCGATCCGGCGAAGGTCGCAGTCCTCGCAGAGGATTTTCATCGTGGAGAAAAACTTCACGAAGTCCTCGCTAGGCACCGGCACCGAGTTGAAGCACTCCGGTGTCGCACAGGCTTGAACCGTGGCTACCATGACAGATCGACCTCCTTTGCTTTAACTGGTGCCGGTTTCTTGAGTTTGGGCGGGAAGATTCCCTGCCACCCGTTGGCGATGGATTGGTTTATCGCCTCGATGGCCGCATCATGGCCCATCTCCGAGAGGTTGCGGAGTTGAGCTTGCACGGATGCCGGGGCGAGGGATTTCAGTCGGGAGGATTTCCGGTAGGCAAGGTAGCCTTCCCAAGCCGATCCGAAATCCGCCGACTTGAGGTTCGCCGGAAACTCCACCCCTACTTCTTCTTTAGAAGAAGTATTAGAAGTAGAAGGTGAAGAAGAAGAGCATGGCTTTGGGATATGCCGATTTGATGCCACTTCGATGCCAGACTTATGCGGTGGCATTGCCACGGCATCGACGGCCCATCGTTTTTTAGCATTTTCGCGTTGTTTTTCACGATATTGCTCCTGCTCCTGCCTCACCTCCTCCAGTCGCTTGTTATACAATTTTCCATCTTCTCCTTCTTCAAACTTGAGGCTCATAACTGCGGCAACAGCACCCTCGTCTTCGCAAGCAGCAAGCCTCGCCAATATCGGCACACAGTTTATGAGTCCACCGTTTGTCCATTGGTAGCAAAGCAGTCTAATGTAGATGCCTGTTTCCTCTGGCGTGAGGATTGCCGTGCCGACTAAAAAGTCCGAAGGGTAGAATTGAAACGCTGGGCGCTTAGTCATTTTGAGAGTTCCTCACAAAGAGTTCTGAATGCTCGCTCTGCTGTTGCTGGCACGACTCCGTTGCCGAGGAGGCGCAGTTCGTCAGTTCGATTATCACAGGAGACTTGCAACTCGGCATAGTCCATCCCACTGGTAGGCCCATCAGCGTCTCGACCCACCGAGGGTTGAGCTTGCCCGGATTCTGCCTGCTCAATGTCACTTTGCCCTCCTCGATCCGCTTCTGCGCCACTTCCGGCGTTGATGCCAGATGCGAATCGCCTTGGATCGGCGTTGCCCATTGTTTCTGCACAGCACCCACTTGGTTCTGTAAGTATATCTGCGAGCTTGTGCCTTGGTTCTTCTCCTCGGCTACCGTGGGTGTGCGCCATTCGTTCGCCCTCGCCTGCTCGATCAAAGTCAACCCCTGCCTCGGTGTTGTCTTGTTGGGTCTGGTTGAAGTCCCGCTCGCTTGTGGCGTTGCCCATTGCTTCACCGCACCCGCCAGATAAGTCCCTGAGTGTCCGTTCGGGCCGTTGCTCTCCATGTCCGGCGTGTGGGCTGTGATCGTTGGCCAGAGTTGCTTCGCCTGACTGCTCAATGTCCCGTGGCAATGCGCTCCCCGATCCGCATTCCTCGCTGCAAAGTTCGGATCGTTGTCCGGCTCGTTGGCTCTTGGCGTCAACCACAACCCTTGGCGGCTCCCATGCGTATTGCTGCTCTCCGGGGCGGCTTGGCCATACTTGGTCATGGCGTGGTGTAGACTCACCCCGTGGAATCCGCCCTGCTCCAGATTGTTGTCCGTCCGCAGCACCGCACCATCCCTGTGGTTCGATGCGTCCGGTGTCGGCCAGTTCGCCGACTCCTTCACCACCACCGTGGTCAAACTCTCCTGCGATCCCTTCATTCCACGCGAGCGATCTTGAAACCCCTGCCGCACCTCCGAGGCTATTGTAGACGGCCAAGATGAAGACCCGCTTGCGCTGGTGAGGCGCCCCGACTTCAGACGCGCTGAATATTCCCCACGACGCCGTGTAACCAATGCCTTCCAGCTCTCCAATGACTTCGCGGAGTCCAAGGCTGATGTGTCCTTCGACATTTTCAAAGAAACAGAGTCGAGGGCGAATAATTCCAATTGCTCTTGCGATGTGCGGCCAGAGGTGCCGAGGGTCTTCGGCTCCGAGCCGCTTGCCTGCTGCAGAGAATGGCTGACAAGGGTATCCTGCAATGAGGATGTCCACCAATCCGTGAAACGATCCGTATGGGAAGGTTTTAAGATCGCTCCATATAGGTGCGACATCCAAGAGTCCCGCTTCCATCTTACTGATGAGATTGGCTTGGGCGAACCCCTCAAGCTCACAATATGCGAGGGTGCGCAATCGCTCGCCAAAGATGTTTTTGAGTCCAAGTCCAATGCCGCCATATCCGGCGCACATTTCGAGAGTTGTAATGGAATTATCCACATGACGCCCCCCTGTAAACAGCCAGCACCCGGCAATGGGCGCTCGCCCGCTTCGCTTTGCGGTAGCACAGGTGAGTGATCACCCCCGATTTGACCGCTGCCGCGAACCTCGCTCCCCATGCATTCGGGTGGGGAGGCTCGCCGACCCAAGGCCGGACATCCTCGGCGGTAAACTCCGCCCCGTTCCGGGCCAACCACCCGATCACTTGGTCAGCGGTCGCCTTCCAATCCTCCGGGGTGTTAGCATCCACGGCAACGATCCCGCGCTCGCGCAGTTCCTCGCCGCTCATTTAGATGCCCTCGCTTTCTTGGGTTTGTCCACGACGAGCTTCACGATCTTCTTGCCGACCACGGCCTGCTCCTCCTGCACCGGCACACCCATCTTCGCGCACCACTCGCGGAATTTGCTGCCGGTCATCTTTCCGCCGAGGTTGGCGACGAGATCATCGAGGCCCGATTTGCCGGCAATTGCCGCCCGGACGATGGCGATGCGGTCGAAATGCTCGCGGCCTGCCTCCTCTTGGAGTTTCCAACCAGGCACAACCACGCCGGTTGCCATCTGCTCCTTCGCTGCCGTTTTGACCTCGTCTACGAAGTCTTCAAACATCGCCGCCGCTTGCAGGAACTTGCCGAGGCGCTCCGGGTTCGCGACGAGTTCCGACTTCATCGCCTCCAATGACACCGGGGATTCCACGACCGCCAGCGTCTCGGTGACCGGCGTGGTTCGGGCGACACATTTGTCTGCCTTTTTACACCAGTTGCAGTATTCACACGGGGTAGGCACCTTGGCCGGGTCGTTCACCGCCGCCAGCACTCCGCCCACGATCTCCTCGGCCTGCTCGTAGGTGAAATGGTATTCGACAACCTCGCGCTGGTCGCAAAAGACCATGTAGGTCGTCCACTCCTGCGCGAAATCGCGTTCCATATTGCCGAGCGAGTAGGCTGCGGCTTGCTCAAGGTAAGAGCGTAGGCTTCCCGACTTCAGATCGAAGGATTTCAACCGCACCGCAGCGCGGGCATCCTCGGTTCCGACATGGGTCATGCCGGGAGTCACCACCTTGAGCTTGGCCTCGTCAGCTTCAACGGGAGCGCCGTCCGCAAGTTCGCGGACTTTGGCGACTGCCCACGCCACCGATTCCAGTTCATCCGAGGATAGCTCCACCGCGACCGGCTGCGCCATGAGCATCGCTCGGAACGCCGCATCAAGGCGTGTCCCGCGCTCCGCCGCCGGGCCTGCCACGGGATTGGATTCGTAGCAGGCGCATTGAGCCAATTTCGGAAGGGCCGAGTGTCTGATGGCGCTCATTATGCTGCCTCCTTTTGCGAAGCCGCATTGACTGCTGCGAGAAACTTGGCGGTATTAGCCAAAACCCGCTTGCGGTAGTTCTCATCGGTGATGTCGCGGAAGGTTTGCCCCTCGCTGATCTGGCCTTTAGAAACGAGGAACGCATTCACCGCTGCCTCGGCCTCGACGATCTCGGCGGGCCATTCGTCTGCCCACTTCGTTGCCATCTTGATCTGCACGACCGGCACTTCCACGACCGGCTCGGTCTTCACCTCGACGACCTCCACTTTTGCGGAACGAACCGGGCGAGGAGCGTCAAACTCCTGCACCTCTTCCGGTGTATACATTCCTTGCAGGACTCCGGGGTATACGGCTCTCACTCCCTCGCTGATCACCCGCGCACGCAGCATCTGCCGGGGAAATTTCTTGTAGTTGTCCTTGCCGGTCAACCCAGCCTCCTTCGCCCGTGGCATATCCCAATCCACGGTCAAGGAACCACCTTGCGGGTGGATGAATGTTGCGCTCACTTTTTCGTTGGTGTGCGTGTGCCACTCAACCCGCCCACCGGCTTGTTGGAAGCGGGCGAGCATTGCATCGCTCTTCAAGGCCGGGCGACCTTGGATCACATGATATTGGCTAAAGACCGTGGCGGGGTGCTTCCCCTCGGATTGCGCAATCAGCATCAGCGCGAGCGCCTCGGTGGGTTTCTTGATGCCAAAGAAATTCGACTCAACGCCGATCTTCGCCATCTCCTGCATTTCCGTTAATGGAATGTTGACTTGTGCTAGTTGTGTATTATTACTCATTTTGTTATTACTGCTTTTCTTGTGGTTTAACTTTGCCCCGTTGGATTGCCGTCCTTCGGGGCGCTTTCTTGTGGTGAGGACTAGTCCTCGAAATCTTCCCATTCCGCCCAGCGGCGGCGTTTCTCTTGGATGTCGCGCATCCGGCGCATGATGTTTCGCTGGCCGAGGTTGTAGGACGCGAAGCACGACCCCAGCGTGAGGATCGCAAGAGCGATAGCGAAGGAGGCGCTCATTTCGCCAACCTCCACGCGCAGACCGCCAGTATGACAACCGGCGAAATCATCCAGATAAAGTCGAACGCATAATCGATGCAGCGAAGGATCGTTTCCATTAGACGGCCCTCCTCTTCTTCATGGCGACCGACTGCGCGGCGTTCCGGTTCATCGTCGCCTTCCGGCGGTCGGCATACCATGCCTCCAGCACCGCACGGGATATCCGGTGACCGCCCGCATTCCCAAAAGGCTTGCAAGCCTCCAGTTCGCGGGAGCGGATCGCCCGGTAGATGGTTCGTGTCGAGCAATGCAGCAGATCCGCCGCCTCGTTTGTTGTGATCTCGTCTGTTGTGTTCATGGGTTACTAAAACCTTTAGCAATAAAAACTTGCTTATACTGCACCTGCATTATATGCATTTACCTCCCTTGGAGGTTACTAAAACCTTTTCCAAAAAAAATTCAACCTGCCTGCTGGTTGGTCTTTTACCGGCCCGCGCCTCAACCCTTACTCTTGCGACGAGTTCTCTTGGAAGCCACACGGCCAATAGCTCTTTTGGTTGCTTCGGCGATGGCGAGGTAGTCTTCCGGGGCGAGGGTCGTTGTGCGAGTGGCATGAGTTAGGACTTCTTCAATAAAAGCTGTTATAGTCAGCCCACGGGTTTTCGCAGCTTTGCGAACCCGTGCCGCCAAGGTTCTCGGAATGTAAAATCCGATGACCTCTTTGTCGGTGGAGTGTTGGTTTGGCATGACGGTGAAGATTCCTAGCCGAGGTTACTAAAACCGCACAAGAAATAATTTTCAATGGGGTGATCACCTACCATAAAAAAACACTTGACATCGGCTTGCAGACTGGGTTTGCGGGCGAAATTATTTTTTCGGGCCTCGCGTTTTTTTGGCCCGATTTTCCAAAACTCTTGCAATGACCTTCTCGCGATTTCGCTGATACCAATCCGCCTTGCGGTCGCGCTCCGCCGCCTTGAATTTATCATCGGTCGCATACTTTTTTGTGTATTGCTTCGCCATGAATTTCCGCTGCGTTTTTTTGTTGGCGTAGGGCATAGGTCAAATCCTCCAAAAGGCTTTCCAATTGGCTCTGCGGGCAGGCACGGAATAAGTGTTGATGACTAAAGTGGTCGAGGTTCCCATCTGGTAGGCAGTCGTTCCCGGGTTACCGCTTTTGCCGAGGTGGTAGGTCGCGAACGAGTGGCGAAGGGAGTTCTTCGGAAATTCCTTCCACTTCACCGCCCCAGCCCTCCGCAGCCGCTTCACTAGCTTTCTGCGCTCCTCGTAAAAATCGGTTTCCAGCACGGGAACTAGCGGGCCGCGCCTCTTGGAAAAAAACGCCATCCGTTTCTTGAGAGGCTCGGTCATGTCCACCAGACGCTCGCGGTTGCCCTTTTTCTTTTGCTTGGCCACCTCCGGGCCGATGTAGATTTGCCCCTTCTCGATATCCTCCCAGCGAAGCCGCATCACCTCCACCGTGCGAAGACCGGCGAACCCTCCAAGCAAGATCGACGCCCGGAGGTGGTCGCTCATTTGCTCGTCGCTCAAGATCGCCTCCATTTCTTCCGGCGCGAGGATGTTTCGAGCGGGAAGGGAATCTGGGCAAACCACCGCACGGAGCGGCGACTTGTCGATGAAATCGGTTTTGACGCACCAATTGAAAAACATCCGGGCGTATCGATAAATTGTCGCCCGCGAAGTCGAGACTCCCTCGATGCTCTTGAACCAATTCAAGCACCGAAGCGGCGTCACCTCCTTGAGCGTCCCCGGCAACCCCTCGGCAATCCATCGCGTCACTTTCTCAACCTTCTCGCGATGGGATTTTGAGTAGTCCGAGTAATTGGAATTAAAAAGCGCCACCGCTTTTTCCACCGTGATTCCCTCCGCCGCCTCCGATAGGGAGATCGTTCCGCGCTCCTTGAGTTGCGCCATGAGCCGCCCGCCTTCCATCCACGCTTCCGATTCCGTCGAAAAAAACCGCCGGATTCTTTTTCCTGCCGTCGATTTTGAGATCGTCAAAACCCACGGAGAGGTGTTCCGCGAAGAATCGATTGAGACTTTATAGGACATGACAAGACATAGCTTGTGGCACTTGTGGCATTTTGCAACCCCTAGTTTGTCCAATTCGGGTCAATGAAGTTCAACGAAGTCCAGAAACGAAAAAGCCCGCAGAGGCTTTACTTATGGGCTTCTGCGGGCTTTCGTTGAAGGGATTACCGGCGGTCGGGATCGAACCGACACATCGTGAGATACGCGATTTTGAGTCGCTTTACTGCCTCTGATTATGAATTACTTGCGCTTCTTGTGGCAGCTTGTGGCACAACAGGTCGAATTCTGATGAAATTTCGGGCAATATTTTTTGCTCTAGTCTTGCGCCAGACACCGTCTCCTAGCTCGGAATCGCGATCTCCCCGCCCATTGGTGTTGCCTTCCAGCGTCACAATCTGCGAACCGGATTCGGACTCGATGATGCCGACATGACTAAAATCGAAAACCACGATGTCGCCGGGGCGGGCCATGTCGCGGTCGTGGAGGATGATTGTGGTTTTCGGTCGGCTTTTCGCCCATCCGATGAACCCGTAGGCGAGCGCCGTCTTCGGTCGCCATTCTTCCGGCGTGGAAACTTGAAGGTTAAGCCACGACACGACCTCGGGAGTCATCAACCACTCGCGAATGCACCAATCCACAAAAGCCGCGCACCAAGGCCAAGCGGAGGGAGCAAGGTTGGTCGCCTCTTGGTAATCGCGGATCCGCTCGCCGTTATTGTTGCCGCCGATTTCTCGGACTCCGACTTCCTTGGCGGCGATCTGTGCGAGAAACTTGGTCATTTATCCTTGAGGACTTTTGACTCGCCGAATTTAGACCAGGCATAGGCGAGCGAGTCGTTGCCGGGGAGGTCGGGATTGGTGACCGGCATATATTTGACGCTGACGGCGACCTGCACATTTCCAAGCTCGCCCATGCGGTCACCGAAGGGCGGGACAGGGATCGACACGCATGAGGTCAAAAATGCTAGGGCGAGAAATATCCAGCCCAGCATGACCATCGCGGCGGCGATCCGGCCCGGCGTCATTTCTCTTTGCGAAGTAAATTGATCAAGCCGACTGCGGACAATCCGACCGCCAAGATTCCCTCTTGAAGTTGGGGTTCCAGCTTCAAACCAAGTGCGGTCAAAATTAAGATCGCGCCTCTCCAGCTACTTTGCTCCTGCGCCCGATCCAAAATGTATGTGAGAATTTTCATGGCTTGATGGTATCAGTCAAAACAAGTCAGTCAAATCACTCCTCTGTGACCGCATCCACGGTGGAATCGGTGAGGTTGAACAGGTCTTTGGCGAGGTGCGTGATCGATGCGGTGGCGGCGATGTTGGGGTGCATGATTCCGAGCGCCGAAATCACCATGTCGATGTCGCGCATGACCTCGCGCAGGTCGGTGTCGCCGGACAAGTGATCGGGCAGGCGCTTGATTGGGCCGATGGCGCGATCCACGGAAAACAGCGACCCGGAAGGTTTATACTCGCCGAATGCCTTGTTCACCCCCTCCTGCACCACGGAGCCAAGGGCCGGGAACCCGTAAAGAGGTTCGGTAGCCATTGCAATCGCGATGCGCTTCGGTGACCAGTATTTGTCGTCAAACAAGTCGTCGTCCTCGTCATCCATGATGTCGCGCCAGATCGAGCGGAGGATGGATGCGCCGATGGAGTTGAGTGCGACCACATAGGCGAGCGTCCGCAATTTTGTCGCGGTGTCACGCTCCGCAAAAGAGTAAGCGGTGATCGCAAGATTTTTCCGAGCCTCGGAGGCAAACGCCCATCCGGCGCGGGCCAGCGGGTTGGTCGAGGTGTTTTCGTAAAGGGATCGAGCGCCTGCGCGGGTCGGCTGCGCGATTCGGTCGGTGACACGCTCGGCGGTGTTCCTCGCGTAGTCCTCTGCTTCCTGCCCCGCGAGGCCTAGTTCCTTGGCTTTGGAAAGATGGTAGTCGTAGGTGATCGCGTAGGTTCCGGCGGTGAATAGACCGTCCGCCCCGGAAAGCAGCATTCCAAGCCGTTTACCGGCCTGCTGGATCGCGGTGGGCTTTGCGCCTTTCAATCCCTGCATCGCCATCTGCACGACCGGGGGCATTTGTTTCACACGGCGCTGGATGTAGTCGCTGTTGAGAGCGGCATCCCATCCAAGCTGGCCGGTGAGAAGTTTGCCCATGCGCTTGAGGTAGGCTTTGACCGGCATTTCGGCAATGGCTGCGCCCAATTGCGTGGATTGAATGAGCAAGGTAGATGCTCGGCCAACCAGCGCGACCTGCGAGGCGCGACCGAGGACATTGTTCAAACCTTGGTTGAGCGCCAGATGCGCCCCGGCATCGCGGGTGCCGCCTTGCGAGAAATAGTCGAGCCATGCGTTGAGCATCTTCCTCGCCTCGGCCCCGCCTTTTTCTTCTACGGAATTCTGCACATCGCGATTTCTCAATATGCCGTTGGCCTCGGCGATCATTGGCGCGAAGGCTTTCCAATGCTCCATCTGGAGCGTGTGGGAAATGTAGGTTTGCAGGACATCTTGGAACCGGGGTTCCGCGATGGCAGTTCCACGGGTGCGGAGAGCGCCGGGACTTGTGCTGGCCCCGGACATGGCCGATCCGCTTACGGGATCAAGAACTTGCCCGGTCGGCGCGTTGACCGGCTGCACGGTGACCGGCGAGTAGTTGCGGATTTGCGGGAGGTTGACTCCGTTGAGTTCGGAGTAGACCGCATTGATGTTGGCGTATTCGTCGGTATAACGCTGGCCGAGCCAATCGCGGAGCGCCAGCGCCTCGGTGGAAAGGTTGGCGAGGATTTCATCCACGAAGGCTTGGTCGTAGTGCCATGCGCCGGAGGGCTTGCCGGTTTCATCCATCTCACCTTCCATGTGGCGGCGACCGTCTTCTTGCGCCCACATCATCGCGGCGGAGAGCGCCTCCAGTTCGGACATCTCGATTCCGTTCACCGTCATGCTTGGCTGCGTGAGTCGGTAGCGAAGACGCTCGCCATCGAGCAAGTTTCCTCCCGCGAGGCCGGTGAAGAAATCCTCCAGTTCCTGCATTTTGGCCTGCGATCCGTCCTCCTTGGCGTTTTCGGCGCGGCGTTGCTTGTCGATGATCGTGTTGGCGACCTCGGTGTTTTCCCCGAAAAGCACACCGACCACTTGGTCGAAATTGAGAAGGTTGAGAATGTAATCCTTCCAAGTCCCTTTCAACCCAGAGTCCGAAATCGCCTTCGATTTGCGACCCGCGAGGTCACCGGCTTTCCCTGTGGCGGCGATAGCATCGAATCTTGCGAGTTCGCGCTCCTCGCTCTGCCGGATGACTTTTTGTGCGTGTTGAGCATAGGCACCATTCCAAATGCGGCTTGCCTCCATGAGCGCCGTCCTGCGGCGATCCGCATTGGCGTTTTTCCAATCGCCCGTGAGCGCCACCAGCGCGGCCTCGATCTGCGCTCGCGCCTCTTGCTCGCCGGTAAGTTCGCCGCTGGCGATCTTGGAGTCCAACCCGGCAATGTGGGCCGCGACATCTGTGGCGCTCATGTCCACCGAATCCCGCACCACGGCGAACAGGTCTTGGATGTCGCCACCGATGCCCTTGGGCTTTTCTCCCGGCTTTGCCTTCTTGGGTTTGGTTCGGTCGAGGAGCTTGCGGAACGCCTCGTCGTATTCGCGGCGGAGGGTCTTTTCCAGTTCGCGGTCGATCATCTCAATCCGCTTCTTGAAGAAATCCGCAATAGCGCGGTCGGCGCGAGCGGTGCCAAGGTTTTCCTTGGCGGTGTAGCCGGGAGGAAGTTCGGTCTGTTGACCGGCAGGCCCGATGCTTAATCCTTCGCGCATCCACGCCGAGATGATCGCGCCGTTCATTCCGCTGACCTCGCTCACTTTCTCGCCGTCCTTGAAGACATCGTGCGGTGCGATGCTTGCAAGCCGGGTGTATCCGCCTACACGCCCGCGAATGTCCGGCGGGAAGATTGAAAGGATCGCGTCCAGTTCACCGAGGGCTTGCAGGAGTTGCGTCCGGCGGAACGACACGGTTCCTGCGCGGAGGTTGTCGAGCGCCTGCTGGTTGTTTTGGATGAGCGTGGAGAACTTTTGCTTGGCCCGCTCGTAGACTGCGATCCGGGCGTCCGGGCCTCGGTTCATGCCGCCGAGCGCCTTGTTCACCCGGTCGATCTCGGACTGCGAGGCGATGGAGTAGCTTACCGAATTAGTGTCGTTGTAAATGCCTATCGCATCATCGACCTCTGATTTCGTGAGGCCAAGTGCCTGTAACTGATAATCGTTAAGTTTGCCTAAATCGGCAACGATCTGCTCGATTCCTCGGGGTAGTATGTTTCGAGCATTTCCAGCATCCCCTGTAGGACTGGAACCGTCAGATACTCGTCCCCCTTGCTCGCCCTGTCCCTCGCCACCCATGCTGACAGACGATCCGCTTGAGAGTCCCCCAGAGATTTCAGTCGATCCTTCGGCCATGCCGCCCTCATCCGATTTTGCAGATCGAGATTCACCGATGACGGATCGTGAGTTTGTGTCTCTGGCGTTGGCTCCAATGTTTGCATGAAGTTCGGGATTCCACTTCATGTATACGAGTGGAGGTCTATTTTGTCCATCCCAGTTTTGGCTATGCCACACTTTCTCCAGTTCGCCCATCTTCCCGGGTTCGGTGTGATAGGATTCGTCGAACTGGTAATTTGCAGTCGGCTCAAATCCGCTCCGAGCGTAAAGGGTGGGAAGCAATCCTTCCGGGTATTTTGCGCTTTTGACTGCATAGCAATCGAGGCGAGTTCCGCCCTCGGCGAGGGCTTTGGACATGATGAGTGGAAGAACCCCGGGGGCAGCTTTTTCGTTGTTGATCACCGAAACAATCGTCCAATCCTTCGTGGAATCGCCCGGGTCAAATTCATCGCCGGTCGGACGCTTGAGAGCAAACCACACATTCATTTCGCCGAGCCGGTATACCTTCATGGTTCCGGCTTTGAGCAACTGCGAAACTTCTTTCTCGCTATATTGAGTGAGCGTCACCGCCGCATCATTGTTGCGGATGGCGCGGGTGAATTCAGCTAATCCAGCTTGCCGAGGTTTGTCGAAGGTTGTCCACTTTTGGTTGAGGGCGGCGACAATTGCCTTGGCTTGGTTCGGGCGCAAGTTGGTTTGCGATGCACTCCAGAGGTTAAGCATCTGTGAGGTGATCTCTTGCGTCTTCGGAACCCCCTCGGGGATTTTCCCTTTTAGGTAATACCCGTGATTGTTGTCTGCTTTGTTTTTGGCTTTTGCCCAATTCGACAGACCTTGCTTGATGTCGGGAAACGCCAACGCATACGGGATAGGAGTTCGGAACATCGCGACGATGCGACCCGGTGCGAGAGAGTTGTATGAGTTGTGTGGCGTAACTTTATAGGATTCTGCGGTCAGCGTCTTGTCTTTCAGCCCTTTCTCAAGTCGAGGCACATCGATTTCGAGAAGCGAAATGAGTGAAAGATTTTCAGTCCCGGAAAAAGATTCATCAAGGGTTGCTCGACGGATTTGCTCCATGGGCGGAGCGCCGAGTTTTTCCGCTGCTGCCGATGAAAGTTTTTCGGCAATGAAGGCGCGTTGCTCAAAAGATAGCTTGGCAAGGTATTGGTCGAACTGACCGGCGACAAATGTGGTTGGGAAGGTCTTTAGACCGTCCGCCATAGTTTTGGTTGTCTTGAACTTTTTTAGGTCTTTGACCGCTTTGGCTAACTGGTCAGCAATTTCATCGGCAGGCTTATTAAGTTCCTTGAGTGCTTTTTCCAATGCCTTTGCCTCTTGCTTGGTAAGTTCCTTCCCGGAAGCGGAAGCTTTGGCTTTGAGAGCTTTTTCTTCCTTTGCAATTTTCTTCTTTAGCTTTTCAAGTGCCGTTTCATGTTTTGGGATTTCATTGGTGAGTTGCTCAATCTTTTCCCCGGCTTTTTCAGAAATGCTTCCCGCCGCTTTTAGAATAATATCGGAAAGTCCTTTTTCTTGCTCTGGGGAGATGCGCCCCTCGGCAACATACCTTGCCACCTCGGCGAGTTTTTCCCCAGCAACGGTTGGGTTGCTGATGTGGGAATCCTGCTTCATGGCATACGGGGCAACCATGAATTTCTCCCGTCCGTCTTTGCCGATGTAGATCGCACCACTTTCGCGAGCAAGGTTAAGCTTTCCTGTCCAGAAACCGTCTTTTGCCGCAGCCCACGCAACACCGGCGTTAAAATATTCTGGGATGACTGAAAACGCTGGCCCGCCCTGTGCTGGCTTTTGTGTAAACGATCCACCCCCAGCAGTAAGGTCTGCTTCAATTGGTATTATCTGCCTGCCTGCATATTCTTTCCCGAGAGTTGTTGGAATTTTTAATCGGTCAGCAAGAATGTTGGCTGCTGTCGTCTGAACGCTGATGCTGTAGTTGGTCGCGCCGGTATCAGTCGAAACAGCTTGCGCGTCCTGCATAGTGACCGGTTGGCCGTTCTCGCCGGTAATCTTGATGAGGTTCTCGTCGAAAGCGACATAGTTGTATGTGCCTTGGCCTTCGGAGCGACTGCCGCCGTCGAGGTAGCGGATGCCGGGGATGCCTGCGGCGAGGAGGGCTTCGGAGGCTTTCTTTGAGGCGTCAACGCCATCGCGTGAAAACTCTGCATCGGGAAATGTTGCTCGGAGTGTGCTGTATAATGCCC